TTTTTATTCTTGTCAAACATTAAAAACCCGCCGAAGCGGGTTACAGCAAACTCATCAATCTTCCAGCATAAACATTTGGGTAACTTGTTGATTGTTTATGCTAAGACATTGACTTACAACAAGTTTAACACCTTGCTCTTTCTGTAATAGACATTACTATTGGCAGACAAAGAAGTGAATGGATTTGAAATCATACCATATCTGGTTTTGAAACCAATTGCTGGTTGGAAAGTATCAACACTCGTTGCTCTAACCATTTGCAGAGGTACATACGGGCAATAAAAAATGCCGCGCATCGTATGCACTTGCACCCTTATATCCAACCACATAACCATCAGTGCCAAGATATGGGTCGATGTATACCTTGAAGCGACCAACACGACCGGCAAGAGTTACACCAGTCTCGTCTACATCAAGGGCGATTTCGCTCTGAAGAGCAGGGGCATAGTTCAATACGCCAGCCATAGCAAGAGCAGAAGCTACGTCTGCGGTTGTGATAACAATGTTACCTTTACCACGACGAGTGTTCTTAGCAATGGCATTGGCATCGCGCTCAATAGCAAAGAGCAGACCCTTTACACGCTCGAGGAACCAGCGTCCATCGGCGTCATTGGCCAAGTCAAACGTGCCAGGAGTGCCAGCGAACTGTGCGCCAACTTCAGAAACGGCGTAAATGGTACGAACAACTTCACGATTGATCTCAGCGATGATTTCAGTGCTGAGGATATTGCTCAATTCATTCTCGGCGTCAAGTCCATGAATGGCGCGAAGATCCTGGGCCAGTTCAAGAGAGTAATCAGCTCTCAATTGACGAGTCTTAGCGGTTACGCTAGTCTTCTCAATTGTCATCGACATGCTGTTCCATGCGTCTACTTCACCAGCGGAAGTGGCTTTACCAACACCAGTAGTAAAAGTAACATCCCAAGGATCGTCACCCACATGAGCAGGAGAAGCCGCACCTGACTTGTTCGTATTGGCTTCGCTGTGGAGTGCTTCACCAGTCGTGCTAGGAGCGGATGGGTTGTCATATCCAACGACATCAGCATACTTAGAACGCATTGCGAACACAAGGCCAGTAGGACCAGTCATTGGCTGAACACCACATACATCATAAGCAATGAGCTTAGGAGCAAGGCGGCGAACCAGATTAATCAGAATTGGGTCCCAATTCTGAATATTGCCAGTTGAAGTCTGAGCTGCCTCTTGCAAGAATTTTTCTTGGTTCTCTAAGAGTTGAGCAGTAACTCTGGCGCGATAGGTATCTGTAATTTTAGCAACCTTTTCATTATCGAGAAGTGGCTGCCATTTTTCTGTTAATGCAGTAATCATTGAGTGTCTCCTTTCGTGAAACTTGTTTTTACAATCTTTCGAGATAAGCCTTCATGCGTTCATCATGCGGAATCGTCGATTCGTTAATAACACTCTTTTTCTCCTGTAATGCAGGACCAGCAATTGCATTAGATTTATTGGAAGAGGTTATTTCCTGAACCATCATCGAAACCCCAAGCTTATATGCCTCCAAAGTCGGGAAGTTGGCTTTTTCGACCAAGCGTTCTAATCTCTCTTTCTGGGTATCAGCAAGAGAGGCGGTGGCGCTCTCGAATACATTTTTGCGGTTTTCTGCATCAACATACTCGCTATAATTTTCGATTTGGCGCTTCAGTTGTCTGTGCTCTTCGAACAGAGTGTTGTAATTATAATTACTCTCTTCGAGTTTGGCTTTTAGGCTGTCGTTTGCTGGCTCGTCGCTGAGAGTGAAGTAGCTTGCTTCGAAGGCTTCGCGGATAGAGTTGAGAACATTTGCCATACGGGTGTATTCAATTGTTTCAACCAATCTTTCCTTTTGCTCTTCGACAAACTTTTCAATCACATATTCGCAGTAGTCATCAACTTTCCTGGTCATCTCATCAACGACATAATCTGCATAGGCATTGGCCTTTTTAGAGATTTCATCGATCTGAGTTTTACATTCTGCTGAATATTGCTCTGCCTGCTCACGAACATATTCTCCGTAAGCATTGGATTTGTCTGTGATTGCCTGCGTCTCTTCTTCAACTCTCTGAGCGACTGCCGTTTCGATGCTTGCGGAAAGCTTCGCAACAAACTCATCCGAGATCTCAACACCTGGTAACAGTGTTTTGAGTTGTTCAGCGATATTCATGGGCAATATACTCCTTTTTTAGTTCATTTTTAGACTTTAACAGTCCATTCAGTATGACTCAACTTTATCATAACAAAAAGTCACATCATTATTCAAATACTTCTTACGAAGTCCATTCCTTGTCCATGGTGTCGCATGTTGAAAGGAGTGATCACAACTTAATTCAAGTATTTAGCTTTTTTAAGTTTTAAATTAAGCTTATAATTTGATTAAAGACCTTTAAAAGACCATCTTCATCTAATTTATGTTTGGACGCGGCAGTGGTGATAATCTTTTTTACTTCGGTTTCTCTCTCTATAAGTCTCCCCGAAGAATCCCACGCCCACTCTCTATTCTCCATAACGGCATTAACAAAACAGTTTGGGCCAGACGGGTCACTGACGATATCTGCTGGAGTGATTAGGTAATAATCCTCGCAAACAATATTGACCCCACCCTCTTCTTTCAAACTGCCTAGACCACGAGAGGAAACGCCAAATTTGACTTTCTCGTCCATAAGGTTTTTTACAATCTTACCAAACGGAGTATCTATAATTTTAGCTTTTCCAATCCAATTGTTGCCGTCTTCTGATAAAGAAACAATTTTGTGGCTGACTCTATCTAGATTAATTGTTGGTGAATCGGGGTGGCCTAATTCACCAACACTTTGATGGTCTTCAATTTTCTCTTTAATGTATCTTGAAGCCTCTTTTGCTAAGACTTTCTTTGGATACATTCTGCGATTATGGTTCTTTATTTCGGATTGCAAAAAAGGACCATTGATCCAGTAGGCTTTCTCTTTCGTTGACTCATTCAATACAATCTCTTCTACGACTGTATCAAATTCATCAAGGTTTCTTTCAATCAATAGTCTCATGTCTGCACTCCTTTTAGAAACCTGCCGCAGTTCTCTTCTTGAGAGATGCTTCTCTACGCTTCAATGCCTTGACTTGGGTAAGAGCTCTCTTACGAGCGCCCGCAATCTGTCCTTTTGCCATATTTTTCTTGGCTTGAGCTGATAATCTAACATAACCACCATCAACAATCTTAAATCCTGGGCGCGGTGGAAGTTTAAGTTGCTTTTTAATATCATTAGATTGCCCCACATGGCGGAAAGTTACAATCTTAGATACCTCATGCAATGGTGTTACACTATTGACAAAAGCATTAAATTTCTTCATTAAACCGGGATGAGTAGTTTCATCCAAATCCTCATCTTCTTCATCCATATCCTCTTCTTCGTCTAACTCCTCATCTTCATCATCTTCTTCGTCTTCCTCATCTTCTTCGTCTTCCATGTCATCCTCATCTTCATCATCTTCTTCTTTGACGCATTTCTTTGCTTCTTCGAGATCCATATGACCAGTAAACTCTACCACACTTTCTGGATTAAGTTCAATAGAGAAATGAATTTCATTTCTACCTTCTCCGCCTTCTAAATCAGTGGGGCTTTCTGATGTTACAGGAGTAGACACTTCATCTTCGTCATAGGACGAAACATCATCACAACCATCTAAATAATTGGCAAATCCTGAAGCAGATTCACCTACCGGGACGAGAACCCCCAATAGACCTCGGTCATAAATAAAACCATGCCCACCAAAAGATTTTGCCGCAGCCTGGATTGCCGTTACAATTTTCATCTCAGGATCTTCTTGTTCGATTAATTGTCTAACAAGACCTCTCTGTTGTGAATTGTATGATTCGAGTAGGCGTGATGTAAAAACTTCGCGAAATTTCATGGCGTCGCCTTTTTCCAAACTCTCCGCCACCTGTGTTCTAAAAGATACTAAACGAGCCATTTTGTGATTCCTTCTTGTCAAGTTTTAAATGGTTTTGAATGTCTGATTAACAGATCTATAAATCGTTATTTTCTGAAGGCATATATTCTGCTAGATGCACTGGCTCTGCTGTTTCGTTTTCAGAGTCCTGTGGCTCTTTGGTAGCTTCGGGGTCCTCAGTTGGTTCTGGTTCCGCTGCCACCTCTTCTGGCGGATTCAGTGCCTCAAAATCTTTCGTTGCCAATACTAATAGGTCCTCAATTTCTTTATCGTCTGTCATCTTCATTACATTCCTAAGGACCCATGTTCTGTCAAAATACTTGCCCACTAATGGGTCTATAGAAACCATAGTTTCTATCTTTGAATTGAGAACCTCTGCTTCTTTCCATTGAACAAAATTATTGTCTTCCGCGTAAACCCAAACAATAGATTTTTTAATAGCATCCCAATCTGTCTCTGTTATGATATTTTTCAATAGAAGTTGGGTCTTTAGTAGGTCTTCAAATAACATAACAAAACGATTGCGAAGTCTATCTAAAAACTTTTTGAAACGATATTCGTCTCTTGATATTTCGGCAGTTCGTCCAAAGGTAAATGATGCAACTTCATCTTTAAAGCGCGAGGCTGGAATGTTTGAAGCATCTAAGAACTTTTTCTTAAAGAGCTCGACATCATCTATTGTCCCTAAATTCGTCGCACCTGGCAACGGTTGTATTTCTGTTCCTTTGCCATCTTCTCTTCTGGGAAGCCAGTAATCTTCGACCATACTCATTACATTCTTTCGATCGACAACCGTTCCCGTTCTAGAATCATAGACAAGTTTATTTTTAAACCTGTTCATTAGTTCTTTAATATACTGTTCAGCTTTTGTTTTGCTTAGGTTTCCTGTGCTGATATAGAAGGCTCTTCTTTCAGGACTACGAACCACCCTGTAAATCAAAAGAGCTTCTTCCATCATTTTCATATTGTTATATGGCACAACCATTTTCCAAAGATTGCTTAGTGCCGCGCCTGTTGCATAATCATAAATGCCCGAGTCACAATACGCCATAGCATCCTTAGATATGATCATATAACGGTATGTTCTGTTTTCCGAAAAAACATCACCTATATCTGAAAAAACATAATAGGTTTTTATTTGGCTCAGATCATATACACCTTCAGTATTGGGTTGCGGGTATTCGACAATTCTTCTGATTTTTAAAGGATCAATTCGAATAACCTTTTGAATCCCCTCTTTTAGTTTGTCTTTGTTTACAATCTTATGCAAAAAAAGACGACCGTCAATATACCATCTATCAAAGAGTTCTAATCCTTTTCTTTGGAAATCTAAAATTTCATAAATGGTATCATATTCTGCTTTTATCTTCTGAATGGTCGATTTACTCAACGATTTTTGATCATTGTTGGTATTGAATGAAATATCGATTGCCTTTTTATCAGGAACGTCAAAAATAAAAATCTCATTTCTAATCTCATTCAATACTCGATCAACATCACTTGTAAGAGCCAAAGTTCTGTAAGTTTTTATGAGTTCAACTTCACTTACTGGAAGTTGATAGGTATCTGTGGTTAAACTCATGATACCACCATAAGGACTTACGATTTCAGTCGAACCGTCCTCATGGTTGATATCTAGTGCCTCGAGGTTGCTTTTGGGTTTATCTGTTTTAAGAGTAAACCCAAAAGTCCTCGATATAATTTCAAATAATTTCATTGTTTTTAATCGCCGTCCGCTGTACCGTCCTAGTCAGAGTCAGTGGCATCGGATACCCAATAATTGACAGCAAAGGTTACCGAAAACTCTTCGACGCTATTATTGGAATCGTATGCTAGAGCAATATCACCAACAACTGTTGGAAATATTTTTCTAAAATGATATGTATTCATAACACCTTCATTTCTATCTAGTTGCAGAACATAACCGTCTGCAAGATAAGTCTCATCTTCTTGGAACTCTGTAATATTTGCAAAATTATTCAACATACCGTTCGACCAGGCTTCGAAGAACTTTCTTAACTTGAAATCAGTATTGTTGTAGATAGTCACCGTCCAGTCATCAAATGTCCTGTCA